GCGGTGCTTGGAGCCGATCAGCGAGGTTTGCTCGCGGCTCGGCACGGGCAGCACGCCGCCGCCGTCGCCGACTTCCATCTCGGTGATGTTCACAGGGATGCCCAGCGCCTTGGCGTTGGCTTCCTTGGCTTCGCCGATCTTGGTCAAGATTCCGAAATAGGTGGTCATGGGTATACCGTCAGGGTGTCGATGACGTGCGTGGCCAAGGCGGTCGGCGTGGCGGCCGCTACTTCCACGGGTTGAGGTTGATAGGGGTATACGGTCATCTCGTCGCCGTCATAGGACAGGACGCAGTGAGTCAGGGGCGCGCGCACCTCCACCGCGATGGCCAGGCCGGTCATGTGCTGGCTCAGGCGCTTGGTGCTGTCGATGAGGCGGCCCAGCTCGTAATACATCGCTTCGGAAATGCCGCCATCGAGCACGCCGATAGTGAGCCGGAACGTTCCGCGCCGACCTTCCGGCATCATCTGGTGCCATTCGGTCACTTCCAGCAGATAGCCCAGCGGCTCCACCACGCGGCGCAGCGCGCCGATGGTGCCTTTCAGCTGGTGAATCTTGAATGAATTGGCGATGGCCTTACGCTTGGCCGCCTCAGACCAGGCATCGTCCCAGCGGTCCACCGATCTTTCCCACGCCAGCCAGGGCAGCAGCGGGGCGGGCGTGGTGCTCGCGCGACGCAGCTTGCGCAAGGGCAAGGGGATTTCCTCGATGTCGGCACCGACCTGGGCAAGCTTGCGCTCAACCGGGGTGGATGAGGGCGGCAGCAGAGTGGGCTTGTTCGCCATCTCAACCGCCGGGCGCAATGGAGACCTCCACCGCCAAGCATGTGGCGGCCTGCGTGGAGTCAAGAACCAGGTTGTCCGCAGGCTCGATCAAGTCGAGATGCGCGACGCCTTCGACATGCAGCGCGGCATTGATCGCGGATCGCCAAACCGATACGCCGGCGCGGCGGGGCCGGTTGACGTAGGCGTGACACGCGTGCGTGGCAGCCTCCAGCGCGACCGACCGGCCCGGGCCTTCGCCTTTCATGTGGAGAACCGCCCGCACGCTGTAGGTGATGATGCTGCTGGATTGGACGGTCAAGCGGTCGCCCATGGGGCGGGTGTCCTCGTCGTTGAGCTTGGCGCGTACCTTGTCCAGCAGCTCGGCCGGCGCGGTGCCGTCGCCATCGCGGGCGAGTACGCAGATGCGCACATCGCAAGGCTCGGGGCTAGTGGCGGTCGCGTCCGCGACCTGCCCGTCCGCGGTCAAGGCATGGAAGACGTAGCCATCGCGCGGGCCTGCAGTTGACAGGCCTTCCCATGCCAGCTGCGCGCGCTCGCGCAGTTCGTCGTCGCTTTCGTAGACGGCTTCGAGCGGCGGCACGGCGGCGGGATCGGCCGGCCGAATGACCAGGCGGCCTACGCCATACTCGGCTGCAATGTGTTCCAAGTCGGCGCCACGCGAGAATGCCAGCAGGACGGACCGCGACGCGTCGTTGATGCGTTGGCGCAAGATGACTTCACGCTCGGCGTTTTCCTGCAGGGTGATGACCAGCGGCTCCGACTCCAGCGCCAGCGCCTTGGCCACGGCGTCGCGGTCTTCTTGCGCGAATAGGGCGAGATACCGCGCCTTGCGCGTCTCCAGGATTCGTTCGTAGTCCAGCGTTTCCACCACGTCCGGCGCGGGCAGCTGGGAGAGGTCGATGATGTTCGGGCTTGCCATATCAGGCGCTCAAGGTGGTGGAGAGGGAAACGCTTTCGGTGCGGTCGCCGGTATCGGCTTCGCCAATGATGTTCAGCACCACGGCGCCGGGTCGGTTTGCGTTGACGTTGGCCGACAAGCTACGCACCCGCAGCCGGGGTTCCCACAGCATCAGCGCGGTAGCCGCCGCCGCGTAGAGCTGTAGGACGGCGGCGCCATTGGTGGGGGTGTCGATCAGGTCGGCGGCCAGGGCGCCGAAGGGGCGGCGGCGAATACGCGTCCCTATCGACGTCGTGAGTATCTTGGTCACAGACTGATTTAGGTGTTGGCGGCCACTGATTCGCAGGCCGGTGTTGGCGTCCATCCCGATGTAGCTCATGCGTCTGCCCCCGGCCCTTGGGTACGCGCGCCGCCCTGCAGCACGCCGCCATGGGTGTGCGTGTGCAAGACGACGCCATTGGACGAAAGCGCGCCATCGGTGTGGCGTAGGTCGCCGGAGATCGCCGTGTTGTTGCCCTTGCCGTTCTTGCCGCTCATGCCTGCCTGATAGGTGAACAGGCCTGTCACGGTCACATTGCCGTCAAGGGTGATTTCCGGGCATTTAAGGGTGGCCGACTCGCTGGCGGTGACCGTTGCCGTCTTGATGCCTTCGGCCGTGAGCTGGCCGGCCTCGTGGTCGTACACGATGCGGGCGCCGTCCGGGTAGAGCGTGACGTGTTCCGCCGCGCTGGCGGACGGGGCGGGTATCGCATCCGAGTTCAAACCCATCAGCACCACGCCGGCGGCGGGGTCGCCGTCAGGACACAGCAAAACGACTTGTTCGCCGATGGTGGGCGGGTTCCACGTCGTTGTCGTGCCGGCGCGCAGCTCCAGCCACGGCAACCAGTTGCTTTGAAGGTCGCCCGATGCGACGCGTACGCGCGCCGGCTGGCTGGCCAGATCAACGGCGAAAACCGTACCGATGCGGATCAGATTGGAGATGAGGCGGAAGAGTTCGGCGATTTCATGCATAGCGGCCATGTTGCCGGGCCGCCTTCGCGCGCGCACGGGGCGCGCCTTGTGCTTCGGCGTGCTACAGGCCTTGGCCGGCCAGATGCCGCGCCAAGGTGTCGAGCACCATTTCTCGGGTGCGTTCGGTGAATCCCAGCAGCTTGCGGCGCGGGTAGCGCACGGGCTTCTGGCCGCGCGCCGGGCGGTCGCTGCGGCCTTCCTGGTGAACCAGGGCCAAGCGCGCTACGCGGCCGCTGTAGCCGACCACCGCGTCGGTGTCGCTGGCCTCTACGCGCAGGTATCGAGCGGTGCGCAGCCGGGTGAACATTTTGCGACGGATGGCGCCGCGCTTGCCACGCAGGTTCTTGGTACGCCTTGGGGCGTAGGGCGTGCCGTCCGGGTTCTGCTGGGCCGCAATCCGCTGGCCTTCGGTGCGGCGCAGCTCCACGGCGACAGCGCGATTCACGCGGCGGCGCTCGGCGGGCCGGAGCTGCGCGAGCAGCGCCGCCGCCCAGGCCTGGACGTCCGAGAAATCGTCACTCATTGGGATGGCGCCACGCCGGGACGGTGACGGTAACAGGGGCCGCGCCCGGGATGACGATGGTGATTTCCTCATCGTCGGCCGGCAGTTCGGCGCCGGTGGGTTCGTCCACATGCTCGGCCATCAGGGCGCCGCCGGCGCCCGATGGCTTCACTACTACGCGCTCGGTGAGCGGCAACTTGATTTCAATGTCCGCCGACTCATGGTTCAGCAGCTCAACATCAAACTGGATCGCGTTGGCGCGCCGGTCGGGATTGATCAGCAGTTCGGGTTGCTTGACGCGAAGCCAGGCCAGCAGCGGCAGCATGATGGTGTCGGCCTGGCCTGCGTAGTCGGTCACCACGATGGTGAGGGTGTACCGATATTCATGCGAAAGGTTGCGCGTTCCCGTGCAATGGACGCTGCCGTCGTCAACGAAGACATGCAGCCTGTCCGGGTTCGTGGACAGGAATTCGTTGTGGCGTGTCAGGTACTCGCGCAGCTCATTGGCCTTTCGCATGGATTGCCTCGTCCTGACATTTGATGATGGTGTCCACCTTGGCCGCGCACATAGCCCAGGCGGCCTCAAGGCGGTCTATCAACAGGTTCAGATCGCCGTCAGTCCTTGGCGCCGCCGCCGGCAGACTGCACGGGGTCACGGGTGCGCAGGTATTCAGCGTAAGCCGCGGCCCCGGTGAGGGCAGGGCGCTGGCGCAGCCTTGCAACAGGATCAGGCAGCACAGTATCAGCCCAGCTGCGAATTTGCGGATCTTCATTCTTGAGCCTTTCAAGGTCGAACGTGCGCTGGTCCAGCGCGTTGCGGAAGTCGTCTTGCGTGCGCTCCAGTTGCGCCAGGTCCAGACGCTGTGTGGTCATGCGGTTGCCCAGGTCCGCCAGGTCGCTGGCTTGGCGCTCGATCACCTGGCCATAGGCGGTGATGGCGACGTCCTGGCGCGCGATGTCGCCACGCTGGAACCAAACCACCACGGCCAGGATGGCGGTTGCCGCATAGGGCGCGATGGCGCGCAGGAACGTGTTCATGCTGCCTGCCCCGCGTCTTCTTCGGAGAATCGCGCGTAGGCGCGCGCCAGCTTCACGTCATAGAGGTTTTCAGCGTAGGCCGGGCCGTTGTAGCCGCGCGCGAATGCCGCCCACTTGCGGCCGACTAGGGCTTTATGCAGGCCCGGGTCGGTCTCGATGAAGCCGACGAAGGCGGCGAGCTGCGCGCCCTCGCTTTCCTGCTGCGCGGCAACGAATGCTTCCACGCTTTCAAACCCCAGCCGGCGCCAGTGGTAGCCCATGATTTGAAATGCGCCCCAGCTCGTGGCCTCCAGCGCCGCAGGGCGGCAAATCTGGATCGCGGCTGCGAGGCGGACGTACTCGGCCGCGCCGCCCGCGTAGCCGCCGCGCTTGGGATTGACGATGGCGGGAAGGCGCGCGGTGTGCGGTGCCGGGTCGATGCCATGCTCGCGCAGGCGTTCATGGAAGACATGCCGCTCGAACAGGATTGCGGGGCGCCCATCGGGCAGAAAGCCACGCCCGCTCGCTTCCACCTCGTTCACTGCCTTGATGCTGGCCAGGGGGAGGCCCAGGCGCTCGGCGGCCGCGATCAGGTCGGGTTCCCGCAGATAGCGCGTCACATCGTGGTGTGCCAGCGCGGCGCGGCTTTTCGGTCCATAGACGCCATCGACCACCAAGCCGGTGGCCCGCTGCAGCGCTGCCACCGCGCCGCGCGTGGCGTCGTCGTAGATCGCCGTGCGCTCAACCTTGTAGCCGGCGCGCTGCAGATCAGATTGAAGATCGGCCACGGCCTGGCCGATGGCGCCCTTACGCAAAATCTCAGACATCGGGATTCCCTCGGGTGAACGTCGCCAAGTTGCCGCGCGCGCGCCAGGCGCCGGCGAACAGCAGCGCGGCGATGACCAGTTCGGACAGGCTGGCCGGCGAGTGCAGCAGCAGGATTTCGACGGCCCGGCAGAACAGCGCCGCAATCAGTGCGGTGGCCAGACACGACAGCACACGTCGATGGCGTGCGCCATTGGGCTGATACCAGAGGAAGCGGCTGGCCGTGCCGGCGTACAGAAGCGCGCAGGCCACCGCGATGAGGGACAGCGCAGGGGTAGGGGGCAGGTCGGTCATTTCTTTTCCCCAAAGCCTCGGAAAATGCTTCCGAGGTCGAAGTCCGGCGCCTTGGCCAGCAGCTTGAGGGCCAGCGGCACGATGACGACCGCGCCGATCAGCGCGGGCAGAAAGGATTCCTTGGCCAGTTCGCGGGCGACGATTTCGCCGGCGCCGCCGTAGCCGCACAAGCCCGAGACCAGGAAGGAAACGAAGCGCTTCCAGGAGGTGAGGTCTTTCTTGGTACTCGCCACCAGGGCGGCGCCCATGACGGCGCCGAAGGCCGCGTTTGCATCGATCAGCGGCAGGATTTGCGACAGGGCCGCGCCAGATACCAGCGTGGTGGCCACGGCGCCCGATACGGTCGAGGGTTCGGCCATTGGGTTCAGTCCCAGAGTTTGACGGCAGGCGCCGCCGTAGGTTGAGGGGCGGCATCCGGCAGGACAACCACATGGCCATGCGGCAGCACCGCGCCGAGGTCGGCCAGGCCGGGATTGAGTTCGTAGGTGGCTTCCACCACGTCCTGCGTGGTGCCTAGGTGGCGCCAGCAGAGCGCATCCACGGTGTCACCTTGTTGGGCGCGGACTTTCATCAGATGAGGTCCACGATATTGCGCTTGGCGCCGACGACATCGGCGATGGCCCAGCGCGCATTGCGGCGGTGGTCGCTGGGCGCCTCGTCCAGCCATTCCGCCCGCTTCTGGCCGGCGGCCGTGGCGTCGTAGTCGGTCATGCGCTCGATCAGGTCGGCTTTGGCCAAGCTGTAGACGGCGCGGCGGTAGGCGTGCTCCAGGCGGGTGGCGCCGTCGATCTTTTCGGCTGGGATGTCCTGGAGCTGTGTGTAGCCGTTGGCGCGCTGGACGGCCTTCCACGCGGCCAGGCTGTTGCCGGCTTCCAGCATGGCGCCAACGAGCGCGAAGCGCAGGCGCGGTTCGGTCACAGTTCCATCCAGGCGCAACGTCTCGCGGGCGTTGGCCAGGTCTATATCCGGGAAGAAGCCATCATTTCCGACCGTCTGCGGCGGTTCGGTGCGGGGCGCGGGTGCGGTTGCGATGAAGCTCATGGCCTGTTCTCATGAAATCGGCGGTGGGCGGGCATCCAGCCGGCCTGTGACCGACCTTCCGCCCGCGCCGCCGTGCGCTTGGGGGCACTCGGTTAGCCGGCGTCGCCGGCGTTCTTGATCTTGCGTTCCAGTTGCTCGATGAGCTTTTTCGCGCCCACGCCGCTGTGCAGCTCCACGGCGCGGCGCAGTTGTGCGACGCTGGCCCGCGCCATTTCCAGCTGCGGGCCGCGCGGCTCCTCGCCGGCCTGGGCCGCCAGCGTCTTGCCCAGGGCCAAGTGCAGCTTGGCGCGGGCTTGGTCCGGCGCGTCCTGACCGTCCACCAGGCGCGCGACTTCCTGCAGCACCTGCATGGCTTCCTCGGGTTTGGACACTGCGCCGTTGGCGACCTGGCCGGCCACCTCGTCCAGCAGCAGGGTGGCCGTGTTGCGCTTGAGCCGCTCCGGCAGTTGCAGGTCGTGGCGCAGTACGTAGTCGGCGAGCTGCAGGCCGGGTGCGAATGCGCCGATGTCGAAGTGCCACACCATCAGCGTGGTCATCACCTCATCAGGCTGGCCGCCATCGCCCGCCAATACACCCTGCAGGTAGTCGGCGTACTCGGGGACCAAATCGCGTTTCACGGCTACCTTTCGCTCCACGGACTGGATATCGTGCAGGCGCCGCCGGTCCTGGGTCAGCTTGGCCATCATCTGGCCGTAGATGCCGCCCATGACGGTGGGCACGTCGCCATCGGCCGCGCTCGCGCGTGCGGCCAGCACCCGCGTGCGGTGTTGTTGTGCGGGGCTGGTCATGGTCAGGCCTGCACTAGCTCGATGTTTTCGACCATGGCGGCTTGGCCGTAGTCTTCCACCACGTAGTCGTCGTTGGAGCTTTCGTAGGTGTCCACGCGGCTGCGCTTGGCGTTCTCCTCGATGTGCCGGCGGCGGCCGCCAATCTGCCAGTACAACGACAGGTTATCCAGGGTGGTGATGAGCACCTTCTTTTCCGGGAAGAAAGGCGCCTGCACCGCCGGCAGGCCGCCGATGCGCTTCTGGCTGATGATCAGGTCTGCCGCCAGCGTGTCGGTGGCGCGGCTGTCCTGGTTGACCAGCGGGAAATACTTGTCATGCATGAGGCCACGGCCGACGATGGCAACCAGGCCGGCGCTTTCGCGGTGCCACGGGTCCAGCAGCGTGATGGCGTCGTAGACCAGGGCGTCCAGGTTCTTGTAGTCGCCGCTGGCGCCCACTTGGACCTTGCCCGCCGTCTTGCCCTCGTTCATGACGCGCTCTTCCGCGTACTCGCGCATCTTCTGCAGCCAGCCCTTGTTCACGTCCTGCAGGAGCGGGTTGGCGCTGGGGTTGGTCGTAGCGGCTACGCTGGTGCCGTTGAAGCCGATCATGATGCGGTCGAGCGCCTGGCGCTGGACGAGCAGATCGCGGATGCGGGTCTCGAAGTCCTTGAAGTGCGCCCAGGCGTCCAGCTTGGCGTAGGGAATGAACGAATCGAAGTTGGTGTGACGGCAGTAGTAACCGTTCGCGTCCAGCGTGGTCAGGTCGCGCGGCTCGCGGTCCTTGGTCTGGGTGTCGGTGCGCGAGGCGATGGGGCCGGAGAGGTTCAGGCCCAGCTTTTCGCCTTGCTGCTCGGTGACGCCGATCATGTTGATCTTGGTCAGGAAGGCCGAGCTTTCCTGGATCTTGGTTTCCATGGTCTGTTGCACGGTCGGCGCGACGTTGAAAGTGTGGGCGACACTATCGACCTCGTTGAGTTGGGCCAGGTTGTGCAGATAGACGTTGAAGAGGACGCGGGTTTCGTTGCGCATGTTGTGGTTCCGGTTGGTATTGATGGGGCAGGGGCGGCCCGCGTTAGCAGTCCGTTTTCACGCGGCCGTTACCGCCAGCGGCCGGCGGGCGCTGCGAGTGGTTGCCGGGCGTCTTGTCGAGCTGGGCGCGCAGCTCGGCCAATTCCTTGGCCGTCGCAGCGTTCTTCTTGAATTCCTCCATCTCGGTCCTGACCTTGGTCACGGCGTCGGCCAAGTCGCCGGTGGTCTTCTTGATCGCAGCTTCCAGCGCGTTGAAGGCTTGCGTCGCGGCGGCCACGTCAACGGGCGCGGTGGCCACCTGCGGGGGCTGCGGTGCTGCGGCTTGCGACTGGCCCGGCAGCAGGGAGCGGAAGAAGGCGGCGAACCCTTGCAGGGCCTTGGCGGTGTCGTCGGTGGGCTTGGCGTCTTCGTCGAAGTTCAGGGGCGTTTCCAGCAGGCTGGAGAACAGGTTTTCCGGCGACTTTTTGCGGCCAGCGAGTGGGTTGTCGGCGGGGTTCTTCGCTGCGAATTGCAGGATGGAGGTTCCCAAGCTGGCCGGGCTGTCGGTGACGCCCAGGCCGACCAAGCCGCACTTGCCGGTGCCGGCGAAGTCTTCTTGAATTTCGATGGACGTATAGATTTTCTGGCGGCCCTTCGTCATGGATACCAGCGCGGGGGTGGGGTCGAGCTGCGCTTGCAGCGTGAGCTTGCCTTCATCGTTTTCTTCGGTGCGCACGGCCAGGACATCGCCGTATGCGCAGAACGGACTTTCCGGCATTACGCCGCGAATGTGTTCCATCCAGATGCGCGCGCCGTACTTCTCGCGGTTATAGGTTGCCGCGATCTCTTCCAGCCAGGTGCGCTGGATATTGCGGCCGTCGGTGGTCTGGCCTTCGGTGGCCACGGTAAACCAGCGGTCTTTTTTCATAGGGTTTGGCTCGTCGGTGGTGTTCGGGTGTTGCCATACTGGCCCCCGCCGCCCGGCCACTCAACGGCGCGGCGTTGTGCGCGTGCGATCCAGAAGAGACGGCTTCACGCGCGCGCGGAGAAGCCCGGCAGGATGGCGGCATGTTGCAATCCACCGACCACATCGACCCGCGCCGCCTCGCCCGTGACCTGTATTGGCAGGGCTGGCGCATCTCGTCCATTGCCCGCCACCTCAGCGAAAAGCGCACCACGGTTCACAGTTGGAAAACGCGCGACGGCTGGGACAAGGCTTCGCCGGTCGAGCGCGTAGAGACCGCGCTTGATGCGCGCCTGTGTACGCTCATCGCCAAGACTGAGAAGGACGGGCGCGACTTCAAGGAAATCGACCTGCTGGGGCGCCAGCTTGAGCGCACGGCGCGCGTGCGCAAGTTCGATGAGGACGGGCGCGATTCCACGTTGAATCCCGCGCTTGACCGGCGTAATGCTGGGGCGAAGCGCAAGCCCGAGCGCAACGCGATCAGCGACGAACAGGCGCAAAAGCTGTCACAGGCGTTCCGCGATTCCCTCTTCGACTATCAAAAGGTCTGGCTACGCAACGGCGATCAGCGAACCCGGATGATCCTCAAGTCGCGGCAGATAGGGGCAACCTGGTACTTCGCGCGCGAGGCGCTGGACGATGCGATCAGGACGGGCCGAAATCAAATCTTCCTGTCCGCCTCGAAGGCGCAGGCGCACGTCTTCAAGCAGTACATCATTCAATTCGCGCGAGAGGCCGCGGACGTCGATCTCAAGGGCGATCCCATCGTCTTGCCGAACGGCGCGCACCTGTACTTTCTCGGGACGAACGCACGCACGGCACAGAGCTACCACGGCAATTTCTACTTCGATGAGTTCTTCTGGGTGCCGAAGTTCGCGGAGCTGAACAAGGTGGCCAGCGGCATGGCGCTGCACAAGCATTGGCGCAAGACCTATTTTTCCACCCCGTCCAGCATGGCCCACGAAGCCTATCCGCTTTGGACTGGCGACGTGTTCAACAAGCGCCGCGCCAAGCGCGATCAAGTGGCCATTGAGCTGGCGCATTCGATCTTGAAGAATGGCCACCAGTGTGATGACCGCATCTGGCGGCAGATCGTCACCATCCTGGACGCCGAGGCTGGCGGTTGCAAACTTTTTGACATCGATGAGCTGCGGCTTGAGTACAGCCCCGATCAGTTCGAAAACCTGCTGATGTGCGGATTCATCGATGACACCGCATCCATCTTCCCGCTGTCGGTGCTGCAGGGCTGCATGGTGGATTCGATGGTCGAGTGGGTCGATGTGCAGAAATTTCTGCTGCGGCCCTACGGACACTGGCCGGTGCTGGTGGGCTATGACCCGTCGCTGTCGGGAGATTCCGCCGGTTGTGTCGTGCTGGCCGCGCCGCGCACCCCCGGCGGCAAGTTCCGCGTGCTGGAGTATCACCAGTTCAGGGGGATGGACTTCGCAGCGCAGGCCAAAAAAATTGAGGAGATCACGAAGCGGTACGCCGTGGCCTACATCGGTATCGACGCCACCGGCATGGGGCAAGGCGTGTTCCAGCTGGTCAAGCAGTTCTTTCCCGGTGTCCGGTCTTACAGCTATTCGCCCGAGGTCAAAGGCCGCCTGGTACTCAAGGCGGGAGACGTGATCCGCAACAAACGCCTGGAGTTCGACGCCGGCGCCACCGACCTGGCGCAGTCGCTCATGGCAATTCGCAAGACTACAACCGCCAGCGGGCGCAGTGTCACATACGACGCCGGCCGGGCCAGCGAGACCGGACACGCTGACCTGGCCTGGGCGCTGATGCACGCGCTGGATTGGGAACCCCTGGAAGGCGCCGCAGGCGTCGGAAAAAGCTTCATGGAGATTTACGGATGAAACGGAAAAGCAAGGCGGCCAGCGCTGCGCCGGCGCCCATGCCTGAAAAGGTCGAGGCCTTCACCTTCGGTGACCCGGTGCCGGTGCTTGATCGCCGCGAGATACTGGACTATCTGGAGTGCTGGCGCAATGGACGCTGGTATGAGCCGCCCGTCAATTTCGGCGGCCTGTCCAAGACGTTCCGGGCCAGCCCGCACCATAGTTCGGCTATCTACTTCAAGGCCAATATCCTGGCCTCCACGCTGCTGCCGCATCCTGCATTCGGCCGTGATACCTGCCTGAAAATGGCTATCGATTTTCTGACCTTCGGCAACACCTACGCGGAGCGGCTGGACAGCATGACGGGCAAGCTGATCATGATGAAGCACGCGCTTGCCAAGTACACGCGGCGCGGCGTTGAACCTGGCCGCTTCTTCTTTCTGCCCAGCTCTGGCCAGGAGCATGAATTCCGCGCCGGCACGGTGTGTCAACTGATGCAGCCGGACATCAACCAGGAAATCTATGGCCTGCCCGAGTACCTGGCCGCGCTCAATGCTGCATGGTTGAACGAGTCCGCGACGCTGTTCCGGCGCAAGTACTACCACAACGGCAGTCATGCGGGATTCATCATGTACGTGACGGACACCCTGCCGGACGGTGGCTATGTCGATGACATCCGCGAGGCGATGAAGAACTCGAAGGGGCCGGGCAACTTCCGCAACCTCTTTGTCTATGCGCCCGGCGGCAAGAAAGACGGCATGCAGATCATCCCGGTTAGCGAGGTGGCCGCGCGCGATGACTTTTTCAACATCAAGAACGTGTCGCGCGATGACGTGCTCGCCGCGCATCGGGTGCCGCCGCAGCTCATGGGTCTGGTGCCGACGAACTCGGGCGGATTTGGCACGCCGATATCGGCGGCGAAGGTGTTCGCGCGTAACGAGCTGGAGCCGCTGCAGGCCAAGTTCCTGGAAATCAATGACTGGCTGGGCGATGAGGTTGTGCGTTTTAAGCCTTACACGATCCCAGGAGAAGGCGACGAGTAGCGCGCCCGAGCCACAGGCATACGCCCCGCATCAGCGGGGCTTTTTTTTGTCCGCGCCGCGCGGTGGTTTGCAGGCCTGGCCCTTACCGACGCTCGCCGCGCTTGCGCCCCTGTTTGACTGCCAGCGGCTCGGTCAGACAGGGTTCGCCCTGGATGTATTCCAGCAGGCCGGTGACGTGGTCAATCACATCCTGGCGATGGCGCAGGCTTGCCGCGTTTCGCATACCAGCTTCCAACGCGATCAGGACGCGCTGCAGGCGCCAGATTTCCCAGGCCAAGGCGCACCCCTCTGGCGTGGGGTTTCGGGCGTACAGCTCGCGTATGCGAGCCGCAGACATGGGGGTGGGCGGGGGACGGTCGAGCATGGTCATGATGGGCACCTCAAAGTACTGTGTAAATATACAGTAGACTGATCCGTCACCACCTCTGGCGCGCAGTCTTCCCCCCTCCACGCCTGCGCGCTAAATGGACAAAAAAAGACTCGCCCCTGCGTCACCCTTCACTGCCAGGTTTTAAGCGTCTCAGCGGCCCGATTTGGGGCCTTGTCGGTTGACGCAAACCGACGCAGTAGGGACGCGAATTGATGCCCTGGATGTGCGACACATGGCGACTTGCTCAACTTCTGCGCAGATTGTGGGAGGGGCTGGGAAAAACCTAACCTTCCTAACCGAGCCTGAAAATGATGAGTAAAGCATTGATTTGTATGGAAAAATTGGGTTAGGTTCAAATCCTAACCTGACCTAACCTGAAACCTAACCGCGCTGTAAGTCTTTGATTTTTATGGGTATCTTTTTTTTATAAGGTTAGGGTATAGAAACCTAACCGGGTTAGGCTTTGGTTAGGAAAAGGTTAGGTTTTCCGAAACGTCGGAAACCCGCATGAATAAAGGCGCTCCGCCCGATTCGCTATGTTTGGTTAGGAAGGTTAGGTTTTTCCCAGCCCCTCCCCAAATGTTTGACGTGTCGTCTTCGCCTGATTGATGCATGATTCACATTCCTTCCAACTGCCAACTCATCTTCCATGGCCAAAATACGTCTCAGTGAAAAATATCTAAGCCAAATTACAGACGTTGTTAACTCCACCACCACCGTGGAGTACTGGTGGGAGGTGCCAAGCCTGGAACCGTTCAGCGTCCTTGCAGCGAGCGTGGCGCGTATCCATCACCCTCATTTGTCGGAGCGGGATGCAAACCTGGCCTTGATTCATGCCTTCGTCGACTGTATCGGCAGGGCCACTCCACGCCCCGCGGGCACGCCGATACCGGGAAAGATTTCGGAAGAGGCCCGAGCGGCATTGTTCGATGTATTTCGGGCCCAAATCGAATCACTTCCTTGGGAACTTGAGGTCAAGTTTCCTTTGCCCAAATTTGGGCACTTGGGGCCGTTTGAGATTCAAATCAGCGATTCAATCATGATTCGAAATGGGATGGCTGAGCCGGTCTCTAAAGAGGAAGGACTAAATAAACTATTTGCCCACGTTCTAGCGCAAGGTCGTCATGCCGAACTATGCGTGAAGGTGCGTGGATATGCCGATTCCGACCCGGGAGGAAACGCGGTTAGCCAAGCGATTAGCTTGGCAAAGCAATGTCTTTACTTTCTGGATGCGTTCTCATCTCCGGCTCGGTTTCATGGAGATATTCAACCGGTGGACACTTATGTCTGGATTCCCAATGAGCGCGTGACTGTTAGGTTGCCGGACACCCTCACTCGATATCTTTGTGGGTTATCACCGAAGATGGAGTTGCTGGAAATATATGGGGGAGGGAATGGCCTATTGTCTGGCGGCCCCCGGATCGCCACCACCCCCGAGGAGCAAGCGGACGCACTGGCGTTGAAGCTGTACACCGCACAAATGTTCTTCGCTCGAAACGATCATCCCGATGTAGAAGCGATTGGGGCAGCAATGGAGTGGTATGTCGATTCGATCGTCGCGGACAATCAAACATTTGCCTACATCGCGGCTTGTATAGGTCTCGAAGCGCTACTGGGATACGGGGTGGAGGACCCCTCTGAAAAGATGGAGGCTATGTCCCCTCGGTTGAGCGACCGGTATGGGTTCCTACTTGGAGTAGGAAGAGCAGATCGAGATAGGCTAGCAAGTGAGTTCAGAGAAATGCTCAAGCTGAGAGGGAAGTTGGTCCATGCAAGGAATAAGCGGTTGAACGCCGGGCAGCGGACCCATTTGTACGGAGTTCAAAACATGTTGGCGAACGTAATAAGACACGAAGTGCAGACAATCGTGCGCATCCCGCTCCCCGAGGGAAATTAACTATCTTGCCACTGGTGTAGGTCGCGGGGCCGCCGGCAAAGGCGCGTAGGCCAGACGCCGGCCCGGCAGGTCGCGGCGAATGAGGCCTGCAACTCGATGTGGTCGGTGACGGCACGCTGACCAGGTGCCAGTACTGCAGGTCAGGGTGGGCGTGGCCGGCAGCGTGCGGTGGGCGTCAGCGGCGCACTGGCCAGCATGCAGCAAACGCGACGATGGTTACGACCTGGGGGGCCGCGTTGAGCAGGATAGGAAAAAAGCGGGGGAGGCCGGGCTGAGGCTACTACAAAACTACTACAGCACATTGGACAATCCCAATGTTTATGGGGTTCTCCGGCCTGCAGGGTTCGCCGTTAACTATGCGGCTCGATATTGACCTAGCAGCACTCGGTTTTCTAGCGCATTGCCAAACAGCCGCAGGAGCGCCATAGTCTTATCGGCCAATTCGTCTAGATCATGCGCGCCTACAAAGGTGTCTTCGCCATGTGCAATTGAGTTGCGGCGTTTTAGTAAGAATACATCGACAAAATCTGGGTCGACGTTGAGCTCTGTAGGTTTCAATCCGCAGACTAAACATATATCGCAGAAGACGTCATAGTTGAGATTTGCGGTGGAAACAAGATCGAGGTTTGCTCTGGAGAATCTGGCTGTAGACGCCCGCAGTATTTCGTCAATCAACGCGCAGCGCTCCGCCAAGCTTGTCTTTGAACGCGACAGGGCGGCAAGTCTGGGCATGAAGTGATTTCGTAGAAATTGAGGGTCCAGTTCGCCAAACTGAAGCCGACGCATCGAAATGTGCTCAAGATACTTCTGCGCTGCAAACCGAACATAACCTTCCCAATGGGCGTAGCAGATCGTAATTAGGGCGCGTAGTAGCACGCGCTGCAAGTGACTGTCTGCTCGCAATGCTGCAGTTTTCAAATCAGACACTTCGCGCAGTCGCCAATTCCGATCGGACGTGAGTTGCTGGGACAGCGCCTCTTCAGAATACGGCCTGGTCACGGTCTGAACCATCTCGTCCCGAAAGGGACCGTTCGCTGAATCCGCGTGGTTCCCCGGAGGCCACCCGCGGTGAATGTGCCGACTTCAACTTGGCTCCAAAACTCCTGCGTACGCTGGCGAACAAACGCTATCGGATCCGGCTGCAGCTGTATCTGGGCGAGGTTATGAGCGACACCTACTGCGATTCCTTCGAGTCCGACTAAGCCGACCTTTCCGACATGCCGATTTGTTGCCGCATCAAAGCGACGTAGCGCGTCATCGCCAAGTGCCTGCTGTAGCAGGTCGAAAACTTGGGTGAGCAAGCTCACGTCCGTTACCGTATCGCCAACGTGTGCGAGGTGAACAATGCCGGCGTCGATGTACTCCTCAACATCCAGCGAACCGTCGTAACCCACGAGTGAATGCACCAAAAAGCGGACGGCCAATTCCATGTGCCGCTGTCTTTCGATTTGATCCTCACTAACGTTGATAAGGCTGAGAAACGATGCGCGCTCTGAGGCGGCCTTGATGCCGCGGAAATAGTCGGCATTTACCATGAGCATTATGCAATTTCGTAGCTCCTGAGCATTTGCTTGCGTGCCGCCCGCGTTTAGACGCTGAAAGAGATCGAACTTGGTTTGCGTGTCGCTAGGTCGTTTAAGTATTTCGACGCCTACGCGCGCGCGACGAATGGCCAACTGATGAGGCTTGCTCAATGGCTTTTGATCGGCTTCTGCCGCGTCTGCGATGTTGTCAGCAAGTTCCCAGACGGTGTTGTGCAGAGACGGAAGATACTTCGTCGATTCAAGCAGGGAAGGTGGGAGCAAATTTCCCGATTCTGGGTCTTTGAGCTTTCCCATGAACTCTAGGATGGTGGACAAGCGCTGCAGACCATCTATTAGCTCCCATTTTCCATCTTCGTTCTCGAATACAAATATCGGAGGCAAGGGAATGCCCAAAAGCAAAGATTCAATCAGGCGCGACTTTTGAGTTATGTTCCATCGGAACAGTCTTTGAAACTCTGGAGCGATCACTATTTCATCTTCGTCGTACATCGTGACCACTTCACCGATGGACATTTGATATGCGTCTGTTCTGACTTGACGCTGTGCGTTGTTTATTTCTTGTTCAAGCATGGCCAAAGGCCTCCACTAAACCGGGACGTAGCTTCCGTGACGGACCCTAGTTATGGCGTTACGGGTTGTCACGCCAAAGAATACCCTAGAACGTTTGCTATAAGTCGGGTATTGAAGCATGTTGCGGCGGTATGCCACTACGCAATCTGCTGCTCGCCAGATTGTCTGATTGAACGTCTGGGATGTGTTGATGTGGGCAGGGCAACCAGTCGGCAGGGTCGCCCAATAGAGATGTGAGATGGCTGCCAAGTGCGTCGAATGCGGCTTGCCGTTGGGTCAGCATGGTCTGCCGCTGATAGGTGCGGGTGACCTTTTTCGGTTCCTTGTGATTGAGGCAACGGTCAATCACGTCCTGGGTATAACCGAGTTCGCCCATGATGGTAGCCGCAGTGCGGCGCAGATCATGTTGCGTCCAATGTCCACCGGGTAGATCCAATTCAGTTGTGTTCTTGCGGCCGCGGATGGCCTTGGCGCGAGTCTGCCTATCGGTGAGGCGTCGGGTAACTTCCTTTTCTGAAATGTGCCCGCCTTCTTTGCCCGGGATGAGGTACTCCCCTGCGCCTGGCAGCTTAAGCATTCGCTTCCAGACTGCTAAAGCAAAGTCGCTGAGGTGAACAAGGTGCGGTTTCCCGTTCTTTGATACCTCAGCGGGGATCGTCCAATTCTTGGCCTTGACGTTGACGGCGCCCTTGCGACGGATTGAGGCCACTTCAATAGGGCGCGCCCCGGTGGCGAGGGTCCACCAGACCATCAGTTCAGTATGCACTGGGAGCACGCGACGGCAGGCGACGTAGTAGCGTGATTTCTGAAGTGGGGGCTTGGCCAGCACGTCGCGCAGCATCGGTAGCTCTTCGTCTGAAAGCACGCGCTCGCCTTCATTCTCCTGCCCGCCAGCCTGCTTGCGCGCGATAGTCGCTGTGGGATCGCCTTGCATCCACTCGCGGGCGACTGCGAACCGGAACATTTGGCGCAGGTTGGCCAACACAAGATTGGCCGTCCGCATCTTCTTTTCCAATCTGGCTTTGTCGATGGCTTGCATCACATGGCCACGGCGGACCATGGACAAAGGTACATCGGCCAGGTACGGGGCGACGTAGATGACGTATCGCCCCTTGATGGATTTGTGGTCGTTCTCGCTCTTCCGGTTGCTCTCGATCTCCTTGGAGAACCAGACATTGAATAAGCGGCCTACTGTATCCGGGATCGCGTCGCCGTCGGCATCGAGAAGGGCGGCGGCTTGCTTGGGGTCCATGCCTTTATGCAGCATTTCCTGCCGGGCCTGGCGCATCTCTCTCGCGGCTTTTAGGCTCAGCAGCGGATAGGCTCCTAGATAAATGCGCTCCCTCTTACCCGTGGTCGGCCCGGTGTAGCGAAAGATCCACGCCCGCCGGCCATCAGGCCGAATGCGATGGATGAGGCCGCCTCCGTCGTTCAGTTCGATTTCCTTTGCGCCAGGCCGTGCATTGCGCAGTGCCGTATCGGTCAGTAGATTCGTCGCCAT